TGGCTCATGTATGGGGACTCTGGGATCAGAACATAGCAATCACACAGATAGAGCGCTCAACAGAAGTAATCTGCTGGGGAGCTCGATGGCTTGGAAGTGACAAGGTAATCTTCAAGTCAGTTCACCATCATGGGAAAGAAGCCATGTTGGACGAATTACATAAAGTCATGGATGAAGCTGATGTCCTAATCGGATGGAATAGCGCAGCCTTTGACTCAAAGCACATCAAGCGCGAGTTCATCGAGAACGGCTACTTACCACCTAGCCCTTGGATAGAACTAGATTTAATGAAAGTTGTCCGGTCTCAGTTCAAGTTCCCAAGCAACAAGCTCGACTATGTAGCCCAGAAGCTAGGAGTCGGAGCTAAGGTCAAACACTCTGGATTTCAACTCTGGCTTGACTGTATGGCCGGTAATGCTAAAGCCTGGAAGAACATGAAGGAATACCAGATTCAGGATGTAAACCTTCTCCTGGATCTATACGACATCCTCAAGCCTTGGATAACTAATCATCCTCATGTTGGAGCAAGCGAAGGAAAGCCTGAGAATTGCAAGAATTGTGGCCAAGGGAATGTCAGGCCCAATGGATCAAGAATGACCGGAACTGGAAGATACAGGAAATACCTCTGCTATGACTGTGGAGCGCATCACAAAGGAGAGCTAATCTCCAGGGGAATCTACAAATAACAGTTTGATAACAAAGTCGGGATAAACCACATAGACCGATAGACCAAAGTCATAATAGACATACCACACACAGAAAGGCATCAAATTGCTAAACATAATGAGAATAACTATGGCATCAGCTGTAGTCATCCTGGCATCATTCGCTGGCTTTATAGTCGGTGAGCCTGTCCTTGGGCTACTAGCCCTATTCGCTGCAATCATGTTTCTAAAGGCTGATTGGAGTAGAAACTAATGGACTTTGACAAGATCGTAAACAAACACAAAGACCACATCACAGAGCTCTCAATTCTGGGATTCAACCTAGGCGTAACTGAAGGCCGAACCATCGAGCGCAACAGAATCATCAGAGAGATTGACCGGCAAATCTGCTGGGAGTATTCAACCGAAGGCTCATGCGAGCACTCAAGCTGTTGGGTAATTGACAGCACTCTAAAGCTAATAAAGGAGACAGCTAATGACCCCATGGGGAACTAAGGAGCTCAAGGCTCAGGAAGAGGCAGACAAGTTGATTAGCAAACACAAAGCAAGCATCTACTCTGATGGATTCCTCAATGGAGTTAGATACGCTCGCAACCAGGTGATTGAGTTCCTCGAGGCTCACTACTCACTAGGTGACATCTTGACCGGTGAAGAGATAATCAAGGAGCTAACCTATTGGAAACTACAAGATGCAAAACAACTGAGAGGACTAGCTGATGGCAAGCTGGCATCAATCAACCGCATGGATCAAGGCGAGGACTTATGCCAAGACTGTTTTGGAGCCGATCTGTGTATCGTGTGCGAAAGAGCTGATAGCTGATGACTGGACCATTGACCACATCATCCCACCAGGAGAGGGAGAACCTAACCATGACATCAACAACCTGCAATCAATGTGCAGAGCCTGTAATGGAAGGAAGCGAGACCGGGTGCTGCAGCGTGTCACTTGGCGCAACCCAAGATACCAATAGCCCCCAGGTAAAGACGGGGAGGGGTAAGTATTGGGGGGACCCTGCACCTAGGCTGCTAAAGAAAAGAAGAAGAGCTAAACATCGAGCAACTTACATACCCTACGGGTGGAGGGCCCAGCTCCTATGGATCAGACTTAGTTGGAGAACCCATTGGCATCCATCAATCAAGGCCAGCATAGACGGTGTACTATCAAAGAAATCAAAATAAAAAATGAAAGTGTTTTTTTCTGTGAATGCTCCGGCATCCCGCGCAAGCATTTTCTTTTTCACAAACCAGCCAAATTATTCGGAAGTTGAGACCAAGTGATTACTGAATCAATACAGAACTGGCTTGATACCCTGGAGCTTAATGTTGAGCAACGAGTGTTGTCCGGTCTATGCCTCCAGCTGGCTAAGTCGTTCGACCAGCAAGCCAATACCAGCACCGCAGCCGAACTTCGGAAGACTGTGCTCGAGCTTCAGCGATCTATGGGAGCCAGCAGGACCGAAGTTGACCCGTTGGAGAAGTTGCTAACTCGCTAATGCTCCAGTTGCCCACGCTTTACACCCAGCCTCTCTCCAAGGACTTTGTGACCGATGGAGATAAGCTCATCGAGTTTGCAGAGATAGCTTGGAAGTCACCAGAGAACCCTGATGGCCTACAGCTGGATGAATGGCAGAAGTGGCTACTCAGGGCCATCCTCGAGCGATACCCCGATGACCACCCAACTTACCCAGGCAGGCTTCGCTATCGCCAGGTAGTCATAAGCGTTGGAAGGCAGAACGGAAAGAGCCTTATAGCCGCGATGCTCGGACTCTATGGCCTATTGCTTCACGAAGTCGGGCCTCAATGTATTAGCCTGGCAAGCTCTACGGATCAGGCGAACATCGTCTATAACAGAGTGCTCTATGTAATCAACTCAAACCCATTCCTCAAAAAGCGATTCAAAAGAGCTACTGAGACCCGAGGAATTGTGACCGCCGATGGAGGAGGAAGATACGATGTCAAAGCAGCGAAGGAGGCAGCCCTCCAGGGAATACCAATCTCATTTTGTTTGTTCGATGAGCTTCATCTTGCAAAGGAAGGAATGTGGACAGCTGCCATTCTCGGAACATCGCAACGGAAAGACGGAATTGTTGTTGGCATTACAACCGCCGGTGACCAAAACTCAAAGACGCTTATTGACCTCTACAAGTCGGGGACTTCTGCCTCGGCAGGAGCGGAAGACCTAGAACGCTTTGGCTTCTTCCTTTGGACCGCACCGGACAACGCTGCAGTAGATGACCCAAAGGCAATCATGGCAGCCAACCCTTCTGTTGCTGCAGGTCGCATCCCTCTCGAGCAAGTTATCTCTGACCTAAAAACAATTCCAGAACATGAAGCTCGCAGATACCGACTCAATCAATTCATCGCTGGATCCACTAACTCCTGGTTGCCTGGCAACTTGTTTAGAGCTGCAAGTGGTCGAGGAGTCACCAATACTCAAAACGCCGTTTTTGCCGTAGACATTACAAAGAACTGGACTCACGCTACAATCGCAATTGCTAACACTCAAGATGGAGTTCAAGAGACGGAGCTAGTGATGTCGCTAGTAAACCCAACCGAGGACCAGCTCTTCAATGAGCTAACCAACTTGTTTAGCAAGTTCAGTCCGCGAGCGATAGCATTGGATGATCGCCAGCTACCTAACTTAGGCAAGAGACTAAAACTCTCTGGCTTACCGGTCTGGCAACTATGGGCTAAAGAAGTCTCCTCAATGTGCTCGGCTGTCTATGCTATGTTTGGCAACGGCCTCGTTAGGCATAACAACGATCCCCTCCTCGTCGTTCAAATGCCTAACGGGGTCTCCAAGCAAGTCGGAGAATCTTGGTTCATTAGCCGTAAAGAATCTTTGGGAGACATTGACGCACTCATGGCAACACTCATGGCGCTGTATGTTTCATCAAGAGCGCAACACGCAACAGTCGGAGTATTCTAGCAGTTTTGTGCTACCATAAGAACTACTTATGGCATCCCTACTTGACAGAATCTTGGGCAGACCCGAGAAGCGTGCAGTTCAGCCGACCATCCCAACCAGGTCTCAGGCTTTAGTGACTCCTAACACAGCTCTATCTTTGACAGCTGTTTACCGGGCCGTTCAGATCATCGCTACTCCAATTAGCAAGATGAGCATTGACACTTACCGATTCGCTACTGGCATCGAGCTCAAGGTTGAGAACCCAGTTCTAGTAAACAACCCAAGCATTGACCAGAACCGCAGAGACTTCCTATTTCAGACTGTCACCGACTTGGCCCTCGAGGGAAACTCCTACTGGCTAAAGAACTATGGATCTAACGGACAGGTCAACAACCTAACTATTCTTCCAGCAAGCGCAGTTCAGCCAAGCTACCCAAAGCTATCCGATGGAACTATTGACTACTCTGTAATCGTTTATGACTACATGGGCAAGCGCTACACCAAGCGCGAGATTGAGCACCTAAGAATCTTCAGCAAAGCTGGAGTTTTGAAAGGCGTTAGCCCGATTGAGTCCTGCCGTAAGGACATTAGCGCAGCCATTGATCTAAGAGACTACGCAGGCAACTGGTTCACCGCAGCTGGAGTTCCAACCGGTGTTCTAAAGACCAACGCCATGCTAAACAAAGAAGATGCTGATCTAGTCACAAACAACTGGCACAACAAGCAACAGAACCGCCAGATTGCAGTTCTAGGCAACGGCTTCGAGTACCAGGCGATTGCACTATCTCCAAAGGATGCTCTATTCACCGAAGTTCAGGACCAGCAGGTTCAGGCAGTAGCCAGGCTATTCGGTGTACCAGCTCGACTTCTTTTGACTTCCGTTCCTGGAGCTTCTGACACTTACACGAACTTGCAGGATGAGAACCAGGTGTTCTACCGCCACACACTAATGGCTTACACAGACGCAATCACAGACGCTCTAAGCAACTGTCTACCTAGAGGCAACAGAGTCGAGTTCGACTTCGAGCACCTATTCAAGGCAGATGTCGCAGCACGCTACAACTACTACAAGGTTGCAATTGAAGCTGGAATCTTGACTGCTGAAGAAGTAAGAACGAAAGAAGGACTAAATGTCTGAAATGATTACACGCGAGTTTGAAGCTCGACTAGACACTCTTGAAGAAAGAACGATTGTCGGACTAGCTGTCCCTTATGGACAAGAGATTGAACTCATGGGCAACATGAGAGAGCGTTTTGAGCCAGGAGCTATTGACGGCGTGGAAGATGTAAAACTTTTCTATGGTCACGAAGAGCCAATTGGCAAAGTCATCTCTGGTAGAGATACCCCAGAAGGATACGAGATTGTTGCCCGAATCTCAGACACTCCTCGAGGCAACGAAGTTTACACATTACTTCAGGACGATGTTCTGAACCGCTTTTCGGTTGGTTTCTTTCCGGTTGTAGATCGTAAAGAAGGCCAAACGATTGTTAGGGAGCTAGTAGACCTCAAAGAGGTTTCAGTAGTTCCGTTCCCTGCCTTTGAAGGCGCAAAAATAACCGAAGTCCGCAGCGAAGCAGAGCCTGAAGAGGTCGAGCCAGCTGATGAGACTCCTATCGAAACAGAAAGTGAAACAATGTCAGAAAACATTGAACTCGATGTTCGCTCCGTTCAGGATGAGGTTGCAGAATTGCGCCGAGTCATCGAAGCAGGCAAAACAGTCGAGACCGCAGTATCCGCATCACACAAGTTCCGCTCACAGGGTGAGTTTGCTAAGGCTCTTGCAAAGGGTGACGCTGACGCTATTCAGCTAACTCGTGACGCAAGCACTTCAGCTGACACAGTTGCTCTACCAGGTTGGTTGGGCTACATCGACAACCTAATCGACAACAACCGCCCAGCTCTATCAGTATTCTCTCGTGCAGCTCTTCCAGCTAACGGACTAACTGTTGAGTATGCTCAGGTCACCGCAAACACTCTAACTGTTGGAGTTCAGGACCCAGAGAACGAAGAACTATCCTTCGGTAACCTAACCATCGGATCTACTTCTGCTGATGTAATCACTTACGGTGGATACACCTCAATGAGCAAGCAGACCATCGAGCGTTCATCTGTAAACTACCTAGACACCGCTCTACGCGCTCTATCTATTGCTTACGCTAACGCTACTAACGCTGCAGTTATCTCTAAGATCCAGGGCCTTTCCTACACCGGTAAGGTATTCGATGTATCAGCTGGAACCTCAGATGCTCTAATCGCTGGTCTTGCAGATGCTTCAACTTACATCTACCGCAACACCGGTCTACGCCCAGAGGCAATCGTTGTTGGAACCGCTGCTTACAAGTTCTTGCTTCGCGTTGCTGGTGAAGACGGCCGTCCGGTAGTTCTAGTTGACGGAGCTGGTGTAAACAACCTAGGTTCAGCTAACATCCCAGGTCTATCTGGATCTCTAATGGGACTTCCAATCGTGGTTGACCCAGCTATGAATGTCAACAAGGCTTATGTTGCTAACAGCGCAGCCATCCAGACTCTAGAGTCTGCTGGAGCTCCTGTGAGACTTGCAGCCGATGACATCACTACCTTGACTGACAGCATCAGCGTTTACGGATACATGGCTATCACCGTTCCGTTCGCAGGCGCAATCGTCGAGCTAGATGTAGTAGCGTAATAGGACAATAAACATGGCAGTGACTTTGGCAGAGTTTCAGGCGTATGTAGGAACTGAGGAAACTGAGTTCCCACAGGAGTGCCTGACCGCCGGTCATGCCTTGGTAACCCGATACATCGGAACCAAGACTGTACCGGTATCAGTTCACGACCAGGCAACCCTAATTGCCTCGTCTGAACTCTTCCATCGTCGCTCCGCTCCTAATGGAGTGGCTCAATTTGCAAGCATGGATGGTTCACCTATCCGAGTTGCAAAGGACCCATTGAATGCCGTTTACCCTCTACTGATGCCTTATACGGGCTATGCAGTATGAGCGAGATAACCGCAGCTAAGGTTGAGTTCAAACTCGAACTAGCTGATGCAGGTTTGAATGTTTTGGAATACATCCCAGAGCGAATCACTCCTCCAATTATCTTGATCAATGCAGCTTCCCCGTATCTGTCAACAGCTGAGTTCGGTGAATGGAACTTGGGCCTCGAGCTTGTTCTTGTAGCTTCAACTGCAACAAACAAGAAGGCAACCGAAAGCCTGGATCAATTGATTGAGGACACTCTCGGAGCCATTGAGCCTTTGGCCTATGCACGCATTACATCTGTCAATCAGCCTTACAACCTACAGACCAACAACGCTGAGTATCTTTCAGCAAACATCTATGTTCAATTGAACATCACACTTTAGAAAGGCAGCTCATGGCCGCTTCAACAAGAATCAAAGCTCAAAACATCAAGTTCAAGATTGGCGGAACTGATTACGCGTGTGACGCTAACCTAGTTCAGCTAACCCTCGATGACGCCCCTGGCGATGTCCAGACCTTCTGCGAAGTTAGAGTCGGTGGCCAATGGTCACTACAGCTCGATGGAATCGTCTCAGGCGAGGACACCAGCCTTTACCGCATCCTTTGGGATAACTTCGGTACCGAGGTTGGCTTCTCAATTCAGCCACAGGGCAACTCCACTCCAACTGCTGACGCTCCTCACTACGAGGGAACTGTTGTCTTCAACGAGCTTCCTCCTCTAGCTCTAGTAAGCAACGAGACCGCAGTATTCTCTGTGACTCTTGAGGTAAAGAACACTCCTCACGACCCAGCTGCGAACCAGTATTACGGCGTAGAGATCCAAGTAGCTTAGTCATGGCTGAACCTGCAGGCATCAAAGTTGCAGGTCTCAGGCAGGCTATAAAAGCATTACAGGCCATCGGAGTTCCGGCTGCTGAGATAAAGGCAGCCGGCTCCCAGGCTGGAGACCTAGTAGCTAACGAAGCAAGAGCACTTGCGCCGGTACGCTCTGGAGCTCTCCGCAATAGCATTAGAGTTAGCAAAGCTCTAAACAGAGTCTCTGTAAGTGCTGGAAACAATAGATCCGTTCCTTATGCCAACCCTATTCATTGGGGCTGGTTCAAGCGCAACATAAAGCCACAGCCATTCTTCATCAAGGCTTTGGGCATTACTCGCGATGAGGTCTACCAGAACTATTACAGAACTTTGGATACACTTATAGCTAAACAATCCACGAAAGGAATACCCACAGAATGAGTATGTTTGACTTTGAAAGTTTGACCCTCGAAGAAGTAGAAATCATCGAGAACCTGACCGGCGAAAGCATTGACCAAGCTTTTGGTAATGGCAAGCCAAAGGGCAAGGCACTAAAGAGCTTCATCTGGATCGTGATGAAAAGGGACAACCCTAAGTTCACGATGGAAGAAGCAAGCAAGTTCACACTTAGCCAGGCACTAGCTATGGTTCAGGGTGATGAAACAAAAAAAGAATAAGGAAGCAAGCGGCCCGAAGAATGGCTGGCTTTTGCCAAGCGTTCAACATGAGCCCATCTGAGTATAAAGCTCTGACGATGGTGGAGTTCGCGGCCTTCCTAAAAGTTTCGGAAGATGGTATTGAACAATGAGCCTAGTCCTCAATGTAGAAATCCTCGGTGAGTTTAAGAAGCTAACCGCAGCGACTCAGGGTGCGAGCAAACAGCTTACAGGTCTTCAAGGAACTGCATCTAAGATTAGCTCAGGCATCAATAAGGCTTTTGGGGCAATCGGTATTGGTTTATCTTTTGCATTTATTGCAAGAGAGCTACAACAAGCTAGCAAGGCTGCAGTTGAAGATTCTAAAAGCCAAGGCCTATTGGCAACCGCTTTAGTAAATACCACCGGAGCTAATGATGCACAAATTGCTTCGGTTGAAAAGTCAATCAAGAAACTTTCAGAACAAGCTGCAGTTGCTGATGATGACCTAAGACCTGCATTTGCAAAGTTAGCAAGAGCAACTGGCGATGTTGACCAATCAACACAACTTATGTCTTTGGCTTTGGATGTTGCAGCAGGAACTGGAAAAAGCTTAGATACTGTTGTAAATGCATTATCCAGGGCTGTTGGTCCAGAGGGAACTACCGGCGCACTTGAAAGGCTTGCTCCTGCAATCAAGGGTGCATCCGATCCACTTGCCGAATTAGAAAAACTGTTCGCAGGAAGCGCAGAAAAAGCTGCTGAATTGGACCCCTACCAAAAACTCAAAGTAGCATTTGGGGAAATCTCTGAATCTGTTGGAAAAACACTTCTACCTCTGCTTGTAAAGTTTTCAGACTGGTTCCTTACTGTTCTTCCCGGTATTGAAGGATTCTTCAACGCCATAACTGGCGCGTTTGATTCTCCAGAAGTAAAAGAAGCATTTGGTAATTTAGAGGAGTCGCTAAGGAGTCTAGGTAAATCGCTTGCTAGTTTATTTGGGATAACTAGCTCACCCGAGGCTAATGGTTTTATCCAATTCTTTACAATCTTGGCGCAAATCCTTGATGGAATTGTCACTACAGTAGATCTAATTGTTCAAACATTTGGAAAAGCTTTTCCAATTTTCAATGCATTTTCAAAATTAGTTAAAGGGATTTCGGCTGGATTGGCTGAACTTGCTGGCTACGATGCCCCTGAAAATGTTATTCCTGGCAGAATCTCAACCCCAGAGCAATCAACTTCAAATCAAAATGTGACCATCAACATCAACCGGTCAAACATTACAGCACAGGAAATAGCAGACAAGCTTAACAGAGCCAATAGAGCAAGCGGAACTAACCTGATTCGATGAGCAACTTCGACATAAGCCAGAACCTAAAGATTGAGCTTCTTCTCCCTCAAGATGGACTCTTTACGCTAGGCATTAGCTTGCTTGGAGGTCCAGATGTTCTTGGTAGTGGATCCATCTTTCGCCTTGGAGAATCTCTATTGGGCAGCACAGATGTTTTAAGCGATAGTGGCCGGTCATTCGCCTGGCAAAGCATCGAGTGTGAGACAGCTAAGGCTCAAATCTCCATAGGTGGCTCCGTTCAAAACGCAGCTACTTTTGAGCCAGAGCCAGGAACAGCAAACTTTGTGATTCAGAGCTCAACCTTTGACCCTAATAACAATTCAAACATTAGGGCCAGCACAAAGATTCGAGCATCAATTCAAACTTCGGACATCTCTAGGGTTTTGTTTATTGGGTACATAGATACCATTGATGTCACTTACTACACATCCGGTCTAAACCTAATAACAATAAATGCCTTTGACCTATACAAGAGCATTGTAAACAATAGGCTTGCATCCTTTGACACAAACATTCTGCTGACCGACTATGCAACTCCTTACGAGGTATTCCGAGAAGTTGCTGATTCCCTTGGATCACTATTGTCTCCATTCTCCCTGCCTGTAGAGGGAAAGATTCCAAAGGTGACTTTGACCAATGTAATTCCTGCCGAGCTCATGAATGAGGCCATTGATGTTGGACTTGCAATTGTATGGATAGACCCGATTACCGAAAGGCTGACTATTGTCCCAAGGCCATCGGCTGCATCAGCTTCAGAAGACACTTTTACTATTGGCAACAATCATGGAGAGCCCAATCATCTTTGCATGAGCGAAATAAATGTAAAGTCCGATGCAGATAGAATCTTCAACTCCTTGAGCGTTACTCGGAAGACTGGAGGCGGTTCTCCAGTCGTTGTCAAGGACCAAGATCTAATAGACCTTTACGGCGTCTCTTCTTTGGATCAGGTAATCGATGTCATTGACACAGAAGAATTGACGCGATGGGCCAATGCCGTATTCGCTCAAACCAGCACAAAGCTGGTAAACACTATAACCACTCCGGCAATTGACCGGAAAGGCAACATTACCGAATCAGCGTTCTTTATTCCTGGAATGCTCGTTGGGGTAAGCTATAATACTGACAATGTAAGCATTGAAGGTTACTATAGCATCGTCAAAGTAAATCACTCGATAGATGTAAACACTTGGTTAACAACCCTTGAATTATGGAGAGCAGTATAAAAAATGTCCTATAAAGTCTTTGTAAACGGCGATCCTTTACCGGCATCAGAAGTCAATGATTACCTGATGAACCAGGTTGTTATCTCTTTTGCAGACTCAACCGCTAGAACGGCCTCTTTGCCTATCCCCATCGAGGGCCAAGTCACCTGGATGGAAGACAGCAACAAGTATCAGTACTACAAAAATAGTCAATGGCTCGACCTTCTGCCAGGGGGAATCAACTCTCAATCTGGAACTACTTACACAACAGTTGCTGGAGACCTAGGGAAAACTGTTGTCACAACCAATTCAAGCGCAGTCACAATTACTATTGCCAATGTATTGACAACTCCAGGTGACCGAATTGACTTTATTCAAGATGGAGCCGGTCAGATTACTTTTGCAGCAGCCGGTGGAGTAACTCTTAGATCAGCTGCCAGCAACCTCAAAATGGGAGCTCGATACGGCGGTGCTTCTGTTGTATTCGCCGGCTCCAGCACTTACTACCTAATCGGTAACTTGGTTGCATAGTGCTAGTTCCATTAGGAATCCTGGCAGGTGTCGGGCGTGACCGGTATTTTGCTTATTTCGGCGGTGGAGCTACTGCAGGAAATCAAGCAACAGTAGACAAGTTTGGTTTTGAAAGCGAATCTGCTTCTCTTTTGGCAATAGGCCTAAGCAACGCTGTTCAGGGTTTGAGCGCTTTTGCTAATTCTGGCACCGCTGGTTATTTTGCTGGAGGAATTACAGTAGGAGGAGGTGCAACCAGGACCACAGCAGTTGATAAGTTTAACCTTGCTAATGATGTTAGAACCACACTTGGAACTGGGCTTTCGACTGCATCAGTAAACAATCAGTCAATGGCCGATTCTGGAACTGCTGGTTATGTTGCATTAGGCGATACCGGTTCGTTAGTCTCAACAGTAAACAAGTTCGCTTTCCCCGGAGACACTAGGACCACACTTGCAACTGGAATTTCTAGCGCTAGAGAGAGGGGCGCAGGAATGGCAAACAAAACTGTTGCCGGTTATTTTGGTGGAGGTTTTACTACAACACAAGTTGGAACAGTAGACAAATACGCATTCCCTGGAGACACAAGAACAACTTTAGCAACCGGTCTATCCGTTGCAAGATTCCTTCTTGGTGCATTTTCCAATTCTGGAACTGCTGGATACTTCTTCGGTGGTCGACAGGTAACTACAGGAACAGAACAGACTGTTGTTGACAAGTTTGCTTTTCCCAGCGACACCAGAAGCACTCTTGCAACTGGCCTAACTTCCGCTACTGACCAGACCGCTGGAGCAGCAAATAAAGATGTGGCTGGCTATAGATCTGGAGGAGTAGTTTTGGGTTCACAAACTCGCACCATAGATAAGTTTGCTTTCCCCTCGGACACAAGAACTGCTTTAGGTAACAAATTGACCATTATTCGCGGATCACATGGTGCTTGTGCAAACGAGGCAAGCCTGTAATGTTTGACGAAATTGAGTCTGCAATAGCTGAGGTGCAACAACCTAGATCTAAGTTTCAGATTGAACGCTTTGTTCTGGGTCAACACGCAACTCCAGAGATGCAGTATTACCAAACTGTTATTGAACTTCAGGACATGATCTACAAGTTTCGGCTAGCTGAAATTGCAGAGAAGAAGTCATTAGCTAAAATCAAAAAGCTCAGGGCAACCGGTGACGAGATTGATGAGCTAAAGGCCCAGGAGATTGAGCTCGGTCTAAAGCAAACTTCTTATGCAGTAGTTGGAGCCAGGAGAGAGCTTGCTCACCTAATGGAAATCTATGACGGCTTTGAGCGTAAATACACCCGAGCTGAAATCGAAGCAGCTCAGCCTGAGTATTGGAAGGCAAGGCTCAGCAATACAGCTAAGGCCATGCTTATGTCAGGTCAGTCTATCAACGGAGCTCACATCGAGGCTATGGAGCAAGCTGGAGTCCTAGATGCTTTTGTGGAAGAAGTAGCAACTTACAAAAAGGAGATTGCGTGAAGTATGCAACCTGGAAGCTAAACTTCCTAGACCCTGAATACGGGACTGGCCCAGAAGAGATAATTGTTAGTCAGGGCATCGAGGTCTCTGGAGCTTGGGCAATTGGATCCATAACCGAAGACGGCAAGATTCTTGGATACCTAAGCGCAGAGCCAGACCTTGAAGAGCTTACTGATTGGGACTTTCAAATCATTAGCCAGGCAGAAGCTTTGGCCCTTGCTCAGACTGTCAACCCGGATGCAGAAGTTATGGCTGATGGCACAATTGGAGTTAGCGTAAAAGAGTAATGGCCGATGAAACACAAGGCGTTCGCATTACCCAGAACGCTATCTACGCAAAGCAGCTTGAGCATGGTGAAACCCTAATCAAGATTCTCCAGAAGCTAGATCACTTAGAGACAGTTCCAGACCGACTTAGGGAAGTTGAATTGACTCTAGCGCGATTAGCCTGGATCGAGAGAATCGCCTACACCGGTCTAAGCGCAGGACTCGTAGCTCTTATCTCTGCAGTTCTAAGTTTGGTATTGAAATGAGACTTCCGTTCAATAAGCCCATTCCAAAGATTACCTATGGCTTTGGTTGGAGGATGCATCCCATTGAGAAGATTCGCAAACACCATAACGGCGTAGACTTTGCAACACCTGTTGGAACCGATGTATTCGCAGTAGCTGACGGCCGGGTAATCTCTTCAGGCCCATCTAGCATCAAAGGACCTAATGGAAGTGTCGGCGGTGGAGGATACATTATTAAGATTAGGCACAAGATTGAGGGTAAGTTTATTACCTCGTCTTATATGCACCTAAAAGAAGGCTCTCTCAAAGTAGCCAAAGGTGACAAGGTCAAAGAAGGCCAACTAATCGCCAGGAGCGGAAACACCGGAGCTTCTACTGGGCCTCACTTACACTTCGAGATTCAGAACGGCAGGAACTACATCTGGAGCCTGACCGGTGCAAGATACGAAGAGCCAATTAGCTACATCAAAACTAGGAGAACCAAGTGAAGAAGATCATCGAGAAGCTAAAGAACGAGCAGACAATCAAGCAACTAAAGTCTGCACTTGGTTCTTACCTAAGAGCTGCACTTGCTTCGGTTGGAGCTATGGTTCTTGCTGGCATCGAGGACCCAAGTCAGATAACTGTCTCAGCTTTGCTTGCAGGATTGCTTGGCCCACTTATCAAAGCTTTAGATCCGAACCAGGACGAATACGGCATCGGTGCAAAGGTCGAGGACGCACTCAAGCCAGAGAAGTAATGTCAGGGCGGTTCACTAGAATCGCAACATGACAATCACACAGAAGATTGAAGCTTTAGGCTTCGGTAAGTATCTAGGCACTTTTGAGCCTAACTCCGATGAATGGCACGCAGCTCGTGAGGGCATTGGCGGTTCAGACATTGGTTCAGTAATGAATAAAAACCCTTGGAAGTCTGCCTATCGCCTATGGGCCGAGAAGACCGGACAACTAATCGATGAGGTTGAGCCCTCGATGCCGATGAAGTTAGGCACAGCTTTTGAAGCTCCAATCAGAGAGCTATTCAAAGAACAAAACGAAGGCTGGCTAACTGTCCACGAGACAGGCACCTGGCAAAGCGTTGCTAATCCAATCCTAAAAGCCAATCCCGATGGCATCATCGAATGGGCTGACGGCAAGCTTGGAGTCCTTGAAATCAAGTTCACCAGGCAGTATTGGGACGAGCTACCGGAGCACTATAACCTTCAAGTTCAACATTACCTTCAAGTTCTAGGTCTAGAGCGCGGTATAGTCGTAGCGGTCGCAGGAGGCGAATGGAAGGAGTTTGAGGTCGTTTGGGATGATTCCCTACAGAAAGACATGAAAACCGCTGTACGGGCGTTCTACGGCTTTGTAACATCAAACAAGGCTCCAGACTATGACGGCAGCGATTCAACCTATGAGGCAGTTAGGGAATTGTCCGAAGGCTTAGAAGAAGGCGAAATCGAGCTTGGATCTCTGTGGTCTAACTTGACCTCGACCAAGGCTCAAGCTGACTACTGGGCCAACGCGCTCCAGGCACAAAAGTCAGCGGTGCTTGCATTCATGAACGGAATCAAATACGGTCTCTACCAGGGCGAAAAGGTAATAGCACTTCAAGCCCGAAATGGCAAACCCTTTATCACATTCAAATAGGAGGAAACACAGATGGCATTCGATCTATCAAGCTATGAACCAGTATCAGACAGAATTACAAAGTTCTGGACTAAGTATCCCAACGGCAGGCTTCACACCGAAATCGTGCTGATCAACGAAACCGAAGTTGTTGTAAAAGCTCTAGCATTTACCGACAAGGATGACGCCCGGCCAACGGCTGTGGACTTCGCCCAGGAGACTCGCAATAGCTCCCACATTAACAAGAACAACTTCCTCGAGAACGCATCCACCAGCGCAATTGGTAGAGTCCTAAACACAGTCGGAATCAGCTCAAAGGGCGGAAAGCGCCCAAGTCGTGAAGAGATGCTAAAGGTTGTATCAGCTCAGCGCAACTTCCTAGAGGAAGCTTCAACCGCTGCAGCTAACAAAGACCTCGAGACTCTCCGGGTGATCTACGCATCAGCGGAAACATCACAAGTTGATAACGAAATCCTTGAATCAATCAAAAAACTAGCTGAGTCTCTAAAGGCCAAGTAAAGTGAAAGGGCTGTGACCCACAGAAAAGTCACAGCCCGAGGGTAAGCCTAAACTTTTTTGATGTTTAGACCTGAACCTCACCCAACCACGATGGGCAATCACCAGTATAGCCTAGGAAGGCACAGAATGAGCCTAGAAGCCCTTTCAGCCGTCTTGCATCACTCTAATAGCACCGGCACAGCCCGAGCCCTTATGACGGCTCTGGCATGGCATTTAGGAGATGATCCTGAAGAAGGCTGCTATCCATCACAAACTCGCCTGGCTAAATTAGCCGGGTGCTCCGTTAGACAAGTTCAACGCAATCTCCAAAAACTGGTCGAGCTAAAGGAAATTGAAATGTCGCAACATGACGGAATCGGATACCGGTTCGACAGAATCACAAATCGGTATTGGATTACCCTAGACTGTCCAGAGGGTTGTGACGGCACTTTGAGTCACAATCTACGGGGCGTCAGGAAAGGCAAAACGGGACGGCGTTTAAGACTTATCGGGGCGTCACCCACGACGCTACGGGACGGCGCAGATGTCGCGTTAAAGTTAACTAATAATTAACTTAAACTTAAAAGAACACTAGAAAGGAAAAACACAGAAATGGCAACAGTAGTAATCTATGGAAAAGTAGCTGAGGTAGTAAACGAAGGCTATCCAAGACTCAAGGTCTGGGAGAGCTATGACTTCAAAGGCGAACAACGCAATCGTCTATGGACTGCGTGGCTAGATAACGGAACAAACATCCAGAAGGATGATGAAGTCTCAATCGAGGGATCACTTGGAACCAAGGTTGGAACTTACAACAAGCCAGGACAAGAAACCAAGCAGGTAGTTGAGCACTCTCTCAACAACTGTCTTGTCAAGCTAACCAAGGCTGCAGAGCCTAAGTCCTCTACCCCAATTGAGGATGTCATCAACATCATGGCTCCAGCTCCAGGAATACCACAGAACAATCCGTTCTAATGTTCGAGTTGTTTATTGCCGGTGACCCAAGACCGCAGGGATCTAAAAAGGCATTCAACAGAGGAGCTCACATAGTCCTAGTTGAAGCCAACAAAGACCTTCCAGCTTGGCGAGAGCACATGAAGAAAATGCTCGAACTCAAAATGATGGAGTTTGACAATCGCTTCGATGTAGCTGTATCGGTGTCATTGACCTTTTGGCTGAGAAGACCAAAGACAGTCACCAGGCAATACGCAACGCAAACTTATGATCTAGACAAACTCACCAGAGCAGTTTTTGATAGCCTCACGCAATCAGGCGTAATCAAAGATGACAGCTTTGTTGTTGACCTAACAGCCCGAAAGCTTTACAACGACTTACACGAACCAGGCGTTCTAATCAGCCTGACTCCCTTTGATAACAGTTTGATAACAGAGGGCGTGTCTCCAATAGACCGCAAACGCAGAGGCCTAGTTTGAAATTATGAAAATACTATTCCTTGACCTAGAGACCTCGCCTAACCTGGCTCATGTATGGGGACTCTGGGATCAGAACATAGCAATCACACAGATAGAGCG